AAATTAAAAAGATTTTTATTAATGATTTAAAGTTTGACCCTAAAAAGATAGTAGATGGTACGAAGGTAGCTACATCTGCAAAGGGGGTTATACCAAACCTTCCACCTTTACAGGCTATAGAATATTTCAGAGCTCGTTCTTGTGATAAAGATGGTGCACCATTGTTTGTTTATCAAACAGTTGACGGATCACTTCACTTTAAATCAATGACAGATCTTGTTGACCAGGATGTATATGGTATATATCGTGATAGTAAACACTTTAAGCAAGATGCATTTACTCTAGCTGATTATCAAGAGAAGCAGGCCAAACTTCTGGATGTTACTTCTAATTTGCAATTTGCTAGAATATTCCAGGCTCAACGAGGTGCATTCTCTTCTTCATTAAATTTCGTTGATTTATCAACAAAGACTTTTGGACGAAATGAATATCGTTATAATATCGAAGGCAAGACGATGACGAAGAAGAAACCATATTCTTCTAAATTTACAGTTGATGGTAGAGGGTTAGAGTCATTCACCCATGCTCACGAAGACAATGTATCGGTTAATAGTAAAGCATATGGTGATTCTGTATTCAATGCAAATAAGATTAGAGTTGACCGAGAGCAAACTCAAAGAGCATACATTGAAGGACTTGATACCTTAAACCATGACATAGAAATATATGGTGACTTTGCATTCAACCCAGGTAGAAAAATTACACTGAAGATACCAAAGGCGGTAGACCCAGAGGTTCAAACGAGTGTAACAAATTCAGATGCATCTGAAAGAGAAGACCAATTGCTTTCTGGTGATTATATAATAACTGGGGTTCAACATAGATTTACAGATGGCGAATATTTTATATCGGCTAAAATAAAAAGAGATTCACTACAATATGAGTTCAATGAAGACTGAAAACTATTCACAGGCAAATAACTTTGTTTGGTTCACTGGAGTTATCGAAGACATCAATGACCCTCTTGAAATGGGTAGAGTCAAAGTAAGATGTTTTGGTTTCCACTCTGAATATAAAACAGATATCAAAACGGAAGACCTGCCATGGGCTAATGTTATGATGCCAATTACTTCTGCTGGAATGACTCAGATTGGTCAGTCGGCTACTGGTTTATTGCAAGGCTCTTGGGTGGTAGGGTTCTTTAGAGATGGTACTGGATGTCAAGACCCATTAGTGATGGGGTCTCTTCCAAGTATGTTTACAAACAAGGTTGATAGTTCACCTTATGGATTCACCGACCCGTCAAGTATTTACCCAATCTCTAGTTCTCTTAATTCACCAGACATACCCGATGAGGCAAGAAAGACATTTCAAAATTCATTTGCATATACTACTAAGACTACACTGAGAACAAATAATGAGAATGTTCCCATTGCTAATGTTTCAGAGACTTGGAACTTTCCAAATATAGCAGACCAGATAAAACCTATTTATCCTGCGAATCATGTAACTGCATTCGAAGGTGATTCAAATGTAATTGAATATGATTCAACAAAAGATGCGGAAAGATTTTCTCATGTACATAAATCAGGTACACATAAAGAAATAGACAAAGACGGAAATGAGATGGAAGTTATTGTCGGAGATAAGTATCAGGTAATAGCAAAGGGTTCTAATGTTCGAATCAAAGGGGTATGTAATTTAACAATTGACGACGGATGTAATACTAAAATTACTGGAGACTGGAATATCCAAGTAACCGGAAATAAGTATGAGAATATAACTGGTAATGTTATAGAAACATATGGTGGAAAACAAAAGACCAAAGTCACTGGCAATATTGACATTGATGGCAAGATCATTGAACTAAATTAGTATAAATAGAACTATGGCAGCCTTATCGGACAAATCAGCATCTACTAATGTATCGATCAAACGACAATATCGTGATATATCATTGTCGTTTTTAAAGCATCCAGGTACAGGCGATGTTAGACCTCTAACCGATATTGATGCAGTTAAACAATCAGTTAAGAATCTAATTCTTACTAACTTCGGAGACCGACCCTTTCAATTTGACATTGGTTCAAACGTAACTTCTTTACTATTTGAACCTGCAAGTAATTTCACTGCACAAGCAATTAAGACAGAAATTTTAGAATGTTTAAGAACAAAGGAACCAAGAATTAATGGAACAACAGTGAGAATAACCGACAACTCAGATAGAAACTCATATGTAATCAGTCTATATTATAATGTTATTTCTTTAAATCTTGAAGTTGAATCATCATTCTATTTAAAAAGATTAAGATAATATGGCAACAACATTAAATACAACAGAACTTGATTTTACAAAGATAAAGGATAACTTAAAGAGTTATTTTAAGAATAGTTCAGACTTTACAGACTATGACTTTGAGGGCTCTGGATTGAATCACATTCTTGACATCCTTGCATACAATACTCACTATAATGCGATCAATGCTCACATGGCGGTGAATGAATCATTCATTGATACCGCACAAGTTCGATCTAATGTTGTCTCGCATGCGAAGCTAGTTGGATATGTTCCAAAGTCAGTAGCTGCTCCAAGAGCAAATGTAAACTTTAAATTAAAATATAATGGTGGCGGAACTGCTCCTTCATCCGTTACATTACCTTCAGGTAGTCAGTTTACCACATCTGTAAATGGTGTTACATATTCCTATGAAACTTTATCTGATGTTGTATCTGGTTCAGCATATGCAGATGCATCAGTTGATAGTGGTACATTATATAACTTTGATAATTTAGAAATAGTTGAAGGTAAAAGGAAAACAAATAAGTTTATATTTAACAACTCACAGAATGAAAAATTTATTATACCTGATGCTAATATAGATAAGACAACATTAAAGGTTACAGTAAAAGATTCAGAAACTTCAACAACATTAGTATCATATACACCATTTGATGTTGAAGCTGATATTGTTAAATCGTCAACCATTTATTATCTTAATGAAAATTATGATGGCTATTATCAACTTCAGTTTGGTAATGATATTCTAGGTAAAAAGCCATCAGCTAATTCAATTATTACGATTGAATATATTTCATCTAATGCCCTTGCTTCGAATGGCGCAACTACATTTGCATTCGCTGATTCATATCCAACAGATACGACAATTATTTCTTCAAGTGGATTGACCACAGTATCTAATTCTGCAGGTGGAGCAGAAAGAGAATCAATCGAAAGTATTCAGTTCAATGCACCTCGTTCTTTTATCTCACAAAATAGAGCTGTTACTTCTGATGATTATGCAATCAATGTGAGAAATGCCTTAGGTGATGTAGCCGATGTTTCAGTTTATGGTGGAGATACTTTAACACCACCTGAATATGGTAAAGTTTATATCTCGGTTAAACCTCAAGGTTCATTATATCTAACACAGAATCAAAAACAGCAAGTATTAAATTATCTAAGCAAGAAGAGAATCGTAACAGTTACACCAGTTATTATTGATGCAGATTATACTTTCTTATACTTCAATGTATTTCCAAAATATAATGCTAGCCTAACAGCTTTAACAAAGAACCAATTAGAAACCGCTGTTAGAACCGCAACATCATCTTTCAATAATACTTTCTTACAGAGCTATGGAAATAATTTCAGATATTCAAAATTCTTAGCTGCTTTAGATAATACTGATACCTCTATTGTTGGTACGACTGCACAGGTCTTTGTTTATAAGAAAACAATCTTTGATCCACTTTTAACATCTGGGCATAGAGTAGATTACAAATTTCAATTACTTGGTGATGTAAACCAAGAAGGGTCTTTCATAACATCAACCGGGTGGGTATACGAAGACAGAACATATTACCTTGAAGACGTACCAGTGACAGGTGATCAAGATAGAAGAAATGTTCGTAGATTTTATATTAATCAGCAAAATGTTAAGGTGGTCGAGAATGCTAATGTTGGAACTCTTTATCCATTAACTGGTATATTACAATTAGATGCTCAACCATCTACATCAAGAAGTGAAGTTGATATTACTGTTATACCACTTTCTTATGATATTCCTGGTTTAGAGAATAAACTTTTAACAATTGATATGTCCAAGACAAATATATTTGGAAATTCACAATTGAAAGAAGCATCTGGTTCTATCGTAGCCACCAACTATGTGAGCGCTCCTCAAGTTCAACAGACATCTGGAACATATGATCCATATAGCTCAGGCGGTAATTACGTTCCACATACAATGTATGACCCTAATACTGGAGTTGCATATTATGCTGCTACTAATGCTTTACACCTAGAATATGGTAGTAGAGGATATGTTCATTATATCCCAACAATTACTTCAGCTCAAACCGCAACAACTGTCGCGGCCGCAGAAGCAGCCAGTACCGTAAGTTATGCAGACCAACAGGCGCAGGTCGCATCAACTGGTGGATCAGTAGCATCAGGTGGATCAGTAGCATCAGGTTCATCTGGTGGACAAGCAACACCTGATCCAACACCTCCAGCTAGTAGCGGAGGATATGGCGGATATTAAAATATGGCATTAGAAAATACAAGATTACAAGAACTCTTACCAGAGCAGCTTAGAGGTACCGCAAGTAACTTAATTGCCTTTCTTGATAATTATTATACTCAAGAGAATGTTTCTAATGCGCCTTCTAGCTTAATATCTTTAATCAATGAAAACCAAGACTTAGACAGAGTTTTAGATGAAACGTTTGTTGAAAGTCTTGCCCAGACAATTGCTAAGAATGTATCAGCTTCAGTGGTTACTGAAAGGACATTCCTTCTTAAACGTTTAGTTGATTATTATAATTTAAAAGGTACATCAAAAAGTATCATTATATTCTTTCAGCTATTCTATAATAAGATAGTTGAAGTTGAAGAACCATACCTTAAGGTTATTGTTCCATCTGGTAGTAAATATAATCAGAATCGGTTTTTACGTATTGTCACTGAAAGTGGAAGAGATGCTAATGATCTTAAAGGAACGTTAATTTCTCAGCAAAATGAATTTGGTTTAGTTACTGGTTCAGGTATTGTCGACAGAGTATCAAAGGAAGAATACGATGAAGACATATTTACTCTTCACTTTGATGCAGGAACCGCTTCAGGTAGTTTCTTTCCAGGCAATAAAGTTTATCTCAATGATGTTTGCTACGGAAAAG